AAGTCCTTGGAACTCACTCAGTCTGTCTTGACCAACCATGATCAACATATTTCTATGTCCTTCTTCATTTGCACCAGTCAACACATTGAAAATGGTTTTTGAACCTTTATCATCAATAATATAGTCTGCATAATCAGGGAACATCTGACGCATGTATGAAATTTTCATGTCCGGTGTCAAAGGATTCTTCTTTGCATCCTGTGAACGTGATGGATAAATTCTCAACTCATATCCTTTCTTTTCTGCAACCTTTGCAGCTTTATCCAAAAGTTTTTGGTGTCCTACTGTTGGTGGATTAAATCTACCAAATACTACAACAACACCAGGAGCTTCAGGAACTGGCATTTCTGCAGGAACTTCCTCTGGTGATGGTTCCTGTTGTAGTGCAGGTTGTTGTGTGGTTGCACGTTGTTGTGCTTGTGGATCTACCTGAACTGGTTCTGCAGCAGCTTGTGCTTGACCAGTGGGTGTATCTGGACCTGGGGCATCCTTCTGACCAGGGGTGTTATCACTACCAAAAAACTTTAGTTTTCCATCAACTGTTTTTGCGACAAACTCACCATTCTTATCGTACCATCCTCCATGACCATCTCCAGTCAAACCGAGTTTTTTAGCTTCGGTAGATGCAGAGGTTTCCCTTGCTTCAGTGAGGAACTGAGTGAACTTTTTCATTATTAATTAAGTTGAGGATCCTTACCTAGTAGTTATTTATTGATTTAATGAGGTGGGTGAGCTAGATTACCAGTTTCAATCATCATTTTTTTAATTTCTCCATGTTCTCTTTTCAATCTAATTTTAAACAAAAATTCACTGCCTGGAATATTTGAACCAATGAATCTAATATCTCCATCTGTCGCTCTGACTTCCAGTAAAAGTGGTTGACCAGAAGCACCAAACTTTTGAAGATATTCAATGTATCCCATATTCATTTCTTGAACATTTCTTCTAGTTACATTAACAACTTGTGATTTGTCTGCACCAAATGCTTTTGTTTTGAAATATTGGAAATATTGAGCAGTATTAGTAGTTCCAGTCGGAAGGTTGTTGGATATTAGATTAAAAAATGCAGTGAGTGCAGTCCTATTAACTCTTCTAGAACTTGTAAGTTGTTGTACCAATACTTGTGCATCTCTTGCGGCTTGTCCCCGCAAAGAAGAGGAAAACATATTATAAACTTCCTGAACTCCTCTAATTAATCCCACATTTTCTATAGTACTTGATTCGCTCTTAAGTGAGAAATTAACGTTCTCACTAATAATACTTCTCCCATTTGCGGTAATTCGAATCAAAACATCAGCTTTAATGTCACCACCTGTAGTCTCACCAGCAACACCATCTGCAATTACGTTGTACTGAACTTGATCTGACTTATTATTTTTTAAGAATCTATTTTTAGCGACAATGAGTTTTCTAAAAAACATCGTTCCTCTAGATTCTATCAACTGATTTATTTTTGCTTCAATTCTACCAAAATCAGTTCCTGGAGGCATACCTTCCAAATTTCTGCCATAAGCCTCTTCGACTTCACTTGCCTTTAGTCTAACACTCAAATTGACAGATATATAGTCCGCTGGTGACATTTGTTTTTCGCCAGTGTCCGGATTCGTATATTCTCTTCTTCCAGGAGTTACTATAGATCCATTTTGAATCCTTGGCAATACTCCAGCATTATTTGTAACTGGATATCCAAAGTTGTCGTCTCTAGGGAATGATTTACTTATTTGAATGTCTCTAGTCGTTGTTCGTTTCCCTGGTCTCAGATATTCAACGATTTGTGCTTGTATTCTTGTAGATCTTATTTTATCTCGTATCTTTGGGAAATCTCTACCATCCTCAGGATCTATCAGAATTAAAGCACAATAAGTAGCAAATATACCTTCTAATACACTACCTTCTTTCATTGATACTAAAAAACCCTTCCAAATATTTATGGAAGGGTTTAAATTTATTCTTCTACCACAGAACTGATTGCATCATCTAGATCAGTAATAACCTCACGAATTTCGAAAACTCGTTGAGGACAAGCGTCACTATAGGTATATCCTTTTTGTGCGTCAAACAAAACTTGACGAATTGCTGCTGCCTGATAAACAGACATTGAAACTGTTACTTCTTTACTCACAGGTCATCCTCCGCACGGTTTTCGGAATAATAAACATCAAAACTACCACCAGGGTAACGCTTCTCAAGTTTCTTGACATTACGTGCAACCACTTCATCAAGAGAAACTTCAAGTGCCATACATGCTTGAGCAACGTACCACATCAGATCACCAAGTTCAATGATCATGTGTTCTTTGTTATCTGCATTGAAGGGTTTACCTTGGAAAATCATCTTCTTAATGATTTCAAGGAACTCACCACCTTCTGCATTGATACCGACACCTGCGGTCAAAAGACGTTCAATGTTTGCACCTTTCTCGTCAAGAGCAACAAGACGGTCAGAAAGTGCAAGAAAATCAGTAGAGGCATCAGAAGTAACTGCATTCACAAACTCAGAATACTTCTGGAAATCAACGGTTTTATGCATAGTTTTAGTCATCAAAATTTAAATCCTTCAAAAGATTTTTTAGGGCCGGTTTTCTTTTCTTCATAAGTATACTCTTCTTCCTGTCCAGAGTCAAGTATATCTCCTTGTGCAGACTGTTCACAATCATACAGTCGCATCTTTGCACGATCAATTCCAAGAACAAATCTCTTGTTGACCGCCAAATCATTGTAACGATTCTTCAATTGTTTCACCATAATTTGACCTAAGGATTCAAGTTCTTCGGTGCTAATAAGGGCAAACATAAGATCAGCAGTAGCAGGGAGGCCAAAGGATTCACTAGTGTCAGTAAGGTCAACATCACTGCTGCCATAACCAGAGCGAGTGGTCTGCGTGGCAGATACGATAGGGACGTTTGCCTCAACAGCCAACCCTCGAAGCTCCTCTGCAATAGCTTTAATATACGAATATGAATTGACAGAAAGATTACCGCGATATCGTGAGGAAGCACATATATTAAGGTAATCAATGAAAATAATATCAGGTTTAAATGACTTCTTAAGTGCAAGTTCATTAAGAAGTGACTTAAAGTGTCCACTGTGAGCACTCGCTGTAGGGTACTCTTTAATTATAAGAGATCCTTGAGTCTTCTTCGAAAGATTGGTAACTTTTGTTTCAAACATATTCTTCGGAAGATTCTGTATCTCTTGGATATTTACATTCAGAAGATTTGCGTCAATACGTTCCGCAATTCTTTCTTCAGCCATCTCCATCGTAATGTACAAGACATTCTTACCTTGTAACAAACAAGCAGAGGCAACGTGACACATAAAGAGAGACTTACCAACACCAGTGCCTGCAAGAGCAATGTTGAGAGTCTTGTTAGGAAGACCACCTTTTGTAATCCTGTTGAAGAATTCCAGATCAAAAGGAATCTTTTCCTCACGTTGATGGTAGAATTGGTATCGTTCTTCATAGTCATGAAGATAATCGTGACCTACGTTGGAATCAAAACTAACTGCAAGTGCATCTGAAAGGATAGATGGAATTGCATCCTTAGTCTTCTTCTGATCATTACCATCCACGATAGAGATAGACTCCATCAATGCAAGGTAAATGGCTTTATCACGACACCACTTCTCAGTAGTATCAGTTAACCATTGAGTATCTAGAGCAGAATCATCTAGTTTAGAAACATACTCAGTTACTTCCTTATAACTATTCTCATTTAGATCGGTACGATTATCTACTTCAACACGAAGAATCTCTTGGGTAGGAAGTTTATTATAGTTAAAAATAAACTTACCAATCTCCTCAAAAACTACCTTCTCAGTATAGTCAGTAAAATATTCAGTTCGGATGAAAGGCATAACCTTTCGGGAATATTCTTCATTAAATGCGAGACTCCTGAGAATAGTAGTTTCAACCCTTTCCATTAGTAATAGTGACAATAAGTGGACATAATATACTTGACTCCTTTATTGACTCGCAATCCTGCATGAGGATACTGCCAAGTAGGAGGGAAGACCATTACCGATCCCCTCTTTGGGACAATCTTCTTGTTATGGTGTGGAAACTCTGTCTCACCACCAGTGAAGTCATCATTCAAATAATACAAGAAAGCCAAATATCTTTTCGCAGAAGGATGATCTTCAACATCAACGTGGATGTCAAAACGATCATGACTTCTGGAATGATATTTCTTGATACGAAACTCTTCCAAGAAGAGTCTCTTAGGATACCATCTAGTGTAATCCGAAAACTCTTTCTTGTAAAGATCCAAAACATTCTTTGTTATCAGAGAAAGTTGTTTGATATTCTCTGGATGTTTTTGATTGATATTCAGTTGTGTGAAGTTGGGAGTACCTTTGTTATTAACAATCTCTTTGTACCCACTCACATCAAACATGTGAATTAAAATCTCACATGTTCGTTCATCAAGGGCATTTTCATAAACCTTGATGAAATCATCCATAACGAAACTCTTTCTGTGCAATCTCATCTAGGGCCTGCATTACTTCTGGTGTAAAATATACCTCAGGTTCTTTGAGGATTTGTTTAGCGTAGATTTTTTTTCCATCAATTTCGTAACGTCCAGCGACGTTTTTCCAGATACCGCCAATCTCACCGAGTTCAAGAAGACCATAATAACGATCAAGACCACGCTCATCGTAAAACAGACGTACCTCCACATCTTTATTCTCCTTACTCAGACGAGATTTAGCAGTCTTAGCCTTGATAATGTTTCCAACGACTTCTGTTCCATCCTTTTCTTTTTTCTTTGAGAGATGAATAATTGTAGAGGCTGCATACTTGAGTCCACTACCTCCTCCCATTTCTTTAGTTGGTACGTAAGCTCCGATAACGTCATAGGTGTGATTGGTAACGATCATGGGGATGTTCGCTTGACCCAACTTGAGAGTGATCATACGGAATGCACCTTTGACCAATTGGGATTTGGTCATGTCACGAACTTGTTTGTCGTTGAGTGCGTCGTTAATCTCCTTCTCAGTGGAAAGCATACCTAAAGAGTCTAACACAAACATACAAGGTTTGCGTTCACCTTCAGGTTTTTTTAAGTATAGGTCTACTGCCTTGAGTGCCTTGCCACGGAAGTCTTCAATAGTAACTACATTGACAACAACTAACCGAGTGAGGTCAATACCCCGAGACTCAAGAAGGGATTTGTTAATAGCAGCCTCAGTGTCAAAATAGAGGCAGTAACCATCAGGGTTGGAATCAAGAAAATTCTTAACGACAGCGAGAGAAAAGAAAGTCTTTCCAGTAGAAGACTCTCCAGCAATAGCAGTAATCTTATTCCCAGATACACCACCAAATATGCTACCTGAAACCAGTGCGTTAAAAATGTACGAACCTGTGTCCACATAAGTT